CACGCTACTGCTGCGGCTCTCCGTACTAGTGCCACCAACTTCGTTCGCGAGGTTGCTGCTGCGATGGGCAGCGACGTCTTCGTTTTGGAGATGTCTAAGTCCGATCAACGCAAGGGCATGAAAGGAACCCGCCAGTGGCGCTGGGCCAAGGACACCAACGTCGACAACAGGTCTGATCCACCTGCCGACGATGATGTGGAATACGTGTGCGACGTCGACTATTACGTCAACATGCCCGCCCTACTCGCCAGTCGCGCCAAACCCACCCTCCTCTACACGGTCGTGCCAGAAGTGGCTGCCGGGACATCTACGGATGACACCAGCTACAACTTCAGTGCCGACGGGACCCTCAACACCATCGTCGCCGGTGGTGGCACGTACTCACACCAGTTGTGGGACTACGCTGGGGACTCCCTCATGGCCGTCGAGACATGGTGGGGCGTGCCCGTGAGGGCCATCACGTACGCGATCGAGCGTCGCCAAGTCGGCTTTAGCCGCCAGGTGATTCTCCTCTCGCCCATCCGCATTTTCCGGGGCCTCGCTGCCTACCTTGCCACCCTCTTGCTTCAACACAAGACCCTCGCTCGCTTCAACCCGATTGTCACCGCCAAAAACGGTGACCAGTTCGTCCGGTTCCGCGTCCACAAGGCTGAAGGAACTTCCTATACCACTGCCCGCCCAGACACGCATTTGTGTGCCACGGTGCCCGCCGAGGTGGAAGATGCCATCGCCACGGTCGCGCGTCTCGGCACCACGAACCTGATGCTGCCCACAACGGCGTCATGGCTTGAGAAGTCCGACCGCGCCTCAGCCGCGGTCTTGACCGAGTTTTATCGTGCTGGAGCCCCAGCCAAGATGCCGACGGTTTACCCGGTGTCGTTGGCCGTGCGTACGTACCAGTACGAGCCCGCCACCTTTGACCAGGAGGCGCGCAGCAAGATTCAGGCTTTCATGAGCCCCCTGGTGCACTCCGCCTTCGCCCCTGCCAACGCCCCTTCTAGTGAGCGCCGTTGCGTTGAAGGCCGTGTAAACGGCCTGAAGAAGCCGGAACCCAAGCCCAGCCCCTTTGTCATGCAGTGCATGCGCGATTTTGTCGTGTGTGTCGTGGGTGATACGGTCCTAGAACCCTTTGATGTGGAAACAGTGATCGAAAAGCAAACAACCCCCGCCCAGAAACTCTCTCTGCTCAAGGCCGTCGTCTCAGGACTTCGACTGCCCAACGTGCTGAAGTGCTTCGTCAAGAGCGAGTCGTACCCCGACGTCAAAGACCCGAGGAACATCTCAACCTACAACGACAAAGACAAACTCACGATGGCTCAGTTCGCCTTGGCCCTCTCGGGCCACCTCAAGCAGTTCGAGTGGTACGGTCCCGGCAAGACACCACTGCAGGTCGCAAACCGAGTGGCGGCCATCTGTAAGGAAGCCGACATGGTCAACGTGTCCGACTACCACCGGATGGATGGAACGATTACGTACCTCTTGCGCCAGGTTGACCGGATGGTGTTCATGAAGGCCTTCAAACACCATCGTGGGGTGCTAAACGATTTACTCAAGACCAATGCTGACAACATTGGGATCCTCCCTCACGGGACCACATTCGAGCAAGGACCCTCGCACGGATCAGGCTGCTCTGCTACGAGCACGTCGCAAACTCTACGAGCTGCTTTTGCCGCCTACCTCGGGTTCCGGAATGCCAACCGACCCGATGGAGGCCGCTACACTTCCGGACAGGCCTTTGATGCCCTCGGAATCCACCTTGGTGATGATGGACTGGACGCTGACCTGCCCGTCGTCAACCATGAGTGGGCAGCCAAACGAGTCGGCCTCGTGCTCGAAGCGGGTGTGGTACAACGCGGGCACCGAGGAGTCACTTTCCTGGCGCGCTATTATTCACCAGATGTGTGGACAGGACGTCTTGACTCTATGTGTGATGTCAAGCGGCAACTCTCAAAGCTGCACGTCACAGTCCGCCTTCCTGCTGGGGTCACGCCTGGCAGCAAGCTGGTGGAGAAAGCCCTCGGCCTCGTCGCTACTGATGCCAACACTCCTGTCCTTGGACAGCTCGCCACTAAAGCCGTTGCGCTTGCCGACGCCCGTCGCGCCCCAATTCCTGGACTTCTGTCCTGGTGGGCCAAGTACGAGGCTTCAGAGCAGTTTCCCAACAGCAATGCCGACGGTTGGATGGACGCAGAGTTTTGTACTCAGTTTCCAGAATTCGACCGCCGTCTCTTTGGCGATTGGCTCAGCGCCGCCGGGAGCATCGAAGCTCTCCTGGCGGCCCCCCTTTGTGCCGAACCCAAGCCCGCGACTCCAGCTGCCACTCCAGCAGTTGTTGACGGTGATGTTCTCCCTGCAAAGGAAACATCGACTCGCGGCCAACCGACGGAAGGCAAAGCCAACGCGCCAGAGACCGCAAGCTCAGGCGACAGCCCCGCCCCCTCCGTCAATGGAGCCAAACAGCGCTCGCGCCCCCGGCGACGCCCTTCCTCTGGGAAGACGTCGCCTGCACCTCCGGAGGTCCCTGGACCCCCAAGTGCTCGCAGCCCTGAAAAGACTGACGCTAAACAGCGACAGCCAGTAACCAAAGCCCCGCTCAAGAAGCGTGCCGCTAAGGCCAC